TTATATTTATTTTATCTATATCATTTTTATCAAGATACTCACCAGTTGCTACTGCATTTGAGTAATCTTCATTTTGAGTCAAGAGTTTTGCTCTAATTGTCACCAACTCATTCAAGTTAATTAGAATAGAGTTATCATCATAAATTGCTTTCATTAGTATCTTAATTTAGAATGAACTGCATCTTTGATTTGATTATAATCGCTATAGTTGGAATCGTCAAGAGTATCTCTTTCAAATACCTGTTCATATCCTGTCTTCTCCAGTATCTTATTCTTAATCTCCAATTGCTTCTTCTCCTTCTGTATTCTACGTAAGAACGCGTAGTGAATAATTTGTGTGAAATAAGCAAACGGGTTTTGAGACTTTTCAGGGTTGAAATTGTGTATGTATTGTACGCAGTTTTCAATGCCATCTGATATCATATCCTCCTTAAACATATAGTTAACAAAGTTTGGTTTGAAAGATAGATGAGTAGCAATCTTTAAAAAACATTCTCCAATATATCTGGGTATTCTAGGTTTCTCTTTACCTTGAATTTCTGCTATCTCCCTATCTTCTCTAAGTTTAATTAGAGCTGCAAGAAACTCTTTGTTATTAACATAGTGTTCAGATCTTTTTCTTCTACCCATAACTCTTGCAGGACTCATATCTTTACTCTCTATTATGTAGTTATTATAGCATTCAACACAATAGTTGACAAGTTATAAAAATCCCTATAGAATAACTCTGTGGGGTTTCAAGGGCAGGGATTAGCTATTATTATAAAGTTGCTCTAAAGACTTCTTTGCTTCTTTAATTGTAGATATATAACCCATTTTTCTATTTAATTTTTTCTTAGGATTATAATATTCGTCATGTTGTTGAGAAAAGGTCTCATGCATAGAAATAGTTTCCATATCAGTAGATTCATTTAAAGTAAGAACATCATCTAGATTAACTATAAAAAGATCATCCTTACTAGTTTTTAACCAAGGTTCTACTCTAAAACCTTGAATACCTGCTCTATTTTTAATTCTTTCAATAATAACAGGAGAAGATAATATTAAAAAAGTTCTATCTTCTTCTTCACTATATCCTACTCTAGCGAATATTTCTTCACCAGATTTAAATTTTATAGTGGCATAAAAATCGTCTTCCATCATTTTTTTATTTGAATAGTAATTATTTCATAGTTAAAATTTTCTTCATTGTAAATTTTAATTCTTTCAATGAGATGATTGAGAGTATAATTTTTCTTTGAATTATAAGTACAATCATCTCCAATGTCATATAAGATTGCCTTTACTTTGTCTTTACCTTTTCTAAGAACCCGTCCAATTGATTGGAGATTACGGACTCTGGACTTTGAGGGACTGGCGAAGATGACGTTGTGCAACCGCTTAATGTTGATCCCAGTACTAAAAGTGCCATAACTGGCAACAATAATTGCATTCTTTTCATTTTCTGTAATCTCCCTAATTGATTCTCTTTGTTCAGCATCAACACCACCATGTACAAAGAATACTTTACGGTCAGTATGCTTAATATTATTTATCTTTTCATAAAGTATTGCTCCATGAGTTTCTACTCTACTGTATAAGATAAGAGTATTACCCTTTAAATCTAATGCAAGATTAGTAATAAAGTTATTCCTTTGTTCATGGGAGATTAAATATTGAAGTTCATCTTCATAAGTTTCAAACTTTTTAGGAGGATGTTTAAGAACCAAACACTGAATATCTAACTGAGATAAATGTCCTTCCCTCATTAATTTTTCAGTTTTAGTTACCTTGTATGATGGTCCAAACAATCCCTCTAAGACCCATTTATGAGTCTGTGTGCCATCTAATGTACCAGTAAAACCAAATCTATACTTAGCATGTTCTAACTTAGTCATAATATTGACTAATGATTTACTCTTGAAAAGATGTGCTTCATCACCTATAATAACATCATAATCTTTAAAAAATGATTTCTCCATTCTAAATACAGATTGCCATGTAGTAATAGTTACTTCATTAGTATTAGTTATTTCTCTACCAGAATAAATCCTATGACAATGATTTTTAGCATCCCATCCATACTCTATAAAATCCTTATACATCTGTTCTACGAGAGAAGTCGTAGGAACAACTAAAAGAATCTTTTGTCCTTTATGAACATAGTATCTTACTAAAGAATAAATCATTAAAGATTTACCTGAAGCAGTGGGACTAACTAACAGTCTCCTATTATGTTTTAAACAATCAGATACTCCTTCAATTTGATAAGGTCTGGGTTTAATCTTTGTAATAGAGTTAATATAATCTTTTACTCCCTCTTTAGATATAGATGAATTTATTTCAAAAGGTGGTCCATAATATTCATTATCTTCAAATTTATAAGTATATCCATGTCTTTCACAAAATGAAACTATCTTATCTAATAGACCAACATATATTTTTTTAGATCTTAAATCAAATAAATGTATCTCACCATTCCAATTCCTCTTTCTATACTGAGGCATGAATTTAGCACCCTCTACCTCAAAGGTAAAGTGGTCCCTTAACTCATACTCAATATGAGGTTCTGCCTTTATCTGTAAAAATACTTCGTTAGATTTACGTATTATAACGTTGGTCACTTTTACCCATCATGCTATGGGTATTTATTAACCTAGTCCAGCATTAAATCTCATGAACTCTATTGCATTCTTTATTTGAAATGTCCTATTCTGAATTACTTTTAAAATACTTTCAAGATAAACAAGCATGGTATCATAATAATCAATCTTCAAATTTGAATTGGAAAGTTTCTCATCAGCATCCATATACTTCTGCATTGTATCCTTATCCCTTATCTTCTTTGGAAAAGGATTCTCTATATAAACATCAGGATCTGCTTTCCCAGAGAAATATTCATAACGTTCATGGCGAATATTTTTACGCTGCTGTTCTGCTTTCTTTCTTAAAAGAAATATAGTATTATACAATTCAAAATACTTAGCATGTAGAGAGGGAATATTTAATGACTCCTCATGTAGATTATCTCTGTCTATCTGTGCATCTTTCTCCCACATCTCTTGAATAGATTCAAGATCAATACTCATAAAATATTATCGTCCAAATCAGTGATGTTGTATATAGTATACTTGAAAGTAACATTGGCTGTCAAGTAGTCTATATCAGAATCTGTAGCATCAAAATCTAAATCAGATAAAGATACTGGGAACATATCTAAAAACTTAACTTTAAAATTAGCAACACTAGAACTAGAAAGAACATTTAATGTTCCATCAGAAGTATAATTTAAAGTTGAAGATGGTGCATTTGGATTACTGCTTTGCCATTCATATATCTCCTTAAGACTATCTGGAAAACCTAATCCTCTTAACCAATGTTGTATTTCAAGATAATTTTCCAAATCTTCATCTACTAAAAATCTTAAAGTTAAATCTCCAAACTCTAGTTTATCTCCTGGTTGAGGAATATCTTTTAAGTAAGTTGGTTGTTCAGCAACACCAAGATTTAAACCTGGTATACTTGCTTGATTAGAAAAGAATACAACTTTAGGAGCACGATTTAAAATAAATCTAAATCCAACAGGACTTAAAAAGTTCTTATTCTTTACTTGATTTCTAAAACCTGATGCAGTCATTATTATATACGTTTTAAATATTTAGATAAAAAAAGAGACCCCCTAAGGAGTCTCTTTGAAAAATATAAGCATCTAGCTTACATGATGTTCTTAACTGCAACTCTTCTGTAGTAGCGGTTGCTGTTAACTTGGAGTCTGCCAAGTCCCTGAGTAAGTCCTTCAGCAAATGGGTTGGAAACAAGACCATACCTAGTCTTAAATCCAATTTTTGGCTGGAAGGTTTCCTCACCCACTGCACGAACCATCTGTAGTGGAACGTAAGGGCAATAGAACAGTCCTGCATCATATGGTGAACCACCTTTATAACCAACAACATAGTACTGGTTGCTGCCTTGAGCAAGACCACTGTTGTTAGCTGCTAAGTTAGCAGAATATGGGTCAATGTATACTCTGTACTTACCTTGGATAGTACCAGCAAATGTGTTACCAGTATCATCAACATTAAGGTTAGCATTAAGAGCAGGTGTGTAATCAAGTACACCAGCCATGGTTAATGCAGAAGCAACGTCTGCAGAACACATGATGATGTTACCTTTTCCGCGACGTGTTCTCTGTGCGATTCTATTAGCATCTCTTTCTATCTGGAACAGAAGTCCTTTGAACTTCTCAACTGACCATCTACCATTGGAGTCAATGTCTAGGTCGAATGTACCTTCAGTAGCAACATTGGCCTTAGCACCAGGAACAGCAACGTTATAGATTGTTCTAATAACTTCTCTGTTGATTTCAGCAAGAATCTCAGTAGAAAGAATGTTGGCAAGTTCTGCCTCTGCATTCAATCCGTGGATTGCTTTCAAGTCTTGAGCAAGTTCTAGACTGTACTCTGCCTTTAAAGCACGAGACTTAGCAGTAACGGTGACTTTCTCGATTGAGAATGCCATTTCGTTGAACTGAGGTGAACCATCACTACCTAGAGCTTCTGCCCAAGCAGTTGTGTTACCTTCACCAACGTTGTAGACTTGGCCGTCTGTACCAGCAGAATCTAGAAGTCCAGGATCGCCACCTCTCTGAGCAGTTGTACCTAAAC